TGAAGGTGCTCCTGATTTACTGGCTTGAAATCCTACATCATCTATAACTGTGATCAATTGACCACGGTACCCATCCCAATGCTTTGCAGCAGCGGAACGGTAATAGGTGAAAGCGGAGATCTCACCGGTTAAACCGAAACGAGCCCCAATCCTCTGACAGAGTTTTCGAACAAGACGTGATTTCCCTGATCCAGGCGGTCCCTCCAAATGGATGACCACAGGTTCGGTACGATCCCTCACTGGTGACAGATAGGAATCGGGAACAAGATTACCCGTAAGGGATGATCTTAATCCACCATCTGACCTCTTTGTACAAGAAGTCGCATGGTTACTTGGGAATTTTGTCTTTGACGAATAATTTCTCTTCACAAGCGAGATATAGGGTTTAATAAACTCTTGTATCTCGTTCCTTAGATTTTCAGAAATTGGAGGAGCTGGTAGTGACATCTGCTTCGCATGTTTTTGGTAACCCGCAAGAATAAATTCTTGTGGCACCTTGGCAGCGTTGACTTTACATTGGAGAAGATTCCAAAGGAACACGTTCCTTTTTGTCTTTTTCTTTGTAGAAGTCAGCAGAGTTCTCACTCTCAACTTCGCCTCTTTCGTCAAAACTGAAAGAATATCAAATCTCCATGAAATATCCCCTTCGGGCATTTCTTGAGACTGATACTTGGAAAAGTTGTAACACAAATTGTACTTAAAGTATTTTGGATAATCCACAAGTGGAAGATCCTTTGGAATTGGAATTCGATTAACTACCCGACCCTCAAAAGTCGGGAAGGTTTTCAAAAACCAAATACTTAAACAATCAACAAAACCATTGTATTGTACTTTGATTTTGTTTGTGTCAACATTCTTACGGACGAATGTCTTCCGGATATTCCCTGTTGACTTTACCTTGCGGTCGTAGTTATCAACCACTACACGTTTGTTAGAGTTTTTAGGGATTATGGTTAATTCATTTAACCTCCGAATTCTAGAATAGCTTATCAGGCTAGACTTTGAAGGAGGGGTTGATGTTTAAACCCTCATCGCTGAGGACACCCGTTTTCTTTTCAGAACCGGCAGGTGGCCGGGAATACGAAATCTCAAGATGGTAAACCATCGAGA